GATGCACAGCTTTCGGGTATTGAGGAGATTCTGAGTAGATATAAGAAATAGTAAATGGAGGATTTATTATGGCCGATAAAAGACTTGTAATTGACGGTTTTGGTCAAGTAGAGTTAAATCAGGTTTCCTTCCGTAGAGATGGACGTGTTGAAGCTCAGTGTGCTCTTGATGCTACTGATTTCGCTAATGTTCCAGCTGAAAACGGAATGTTACTTGCGGTTGACAGAGTAAATAGAACTGTTAAGTTCCCTACTGCTGCTAATGCAGCAAAGATGCCAATCGCTTTAAACTATACAACAGAGCATATGTATGACGAGAGAGCTAACGCTCTTAAGGATTTCAAGCTTGAGAGAGGAACTTTCCTTCCTAGACTTGGTTTCCTTTCTGTAGGTGAGCTCTTTACAACTAACTGCATCTGCATGGATTCAGATGACTTTGCTAATGAGGCTGCTCTTGCTGCTGCTACTACAGCAACTGCTCTTGCTACTACTCCACTTTATGGTGGAATTAGTGACATGGGAGCTATTAAGGTTTCTGATACAAAGCCAACTGCTGGTCCTGTACTTCTTGTAGTAGAGAAGACAACTATGCCAGATGCACAGTTTGCTCTTAAGTTCCAAGTTCTTGAAGCATAATAGGGAGGTGTGAAGAATGACTATTAAAGAAATGAAAGAATTAGCTGTATATGCAGCTAAGGGTCAGGCTCCAACTAACTTCTCTGTTGAGAACGTAGACGAGGCTCTTCGCGATGGACTTAGAGAGTTAGCTGGTTCTGTAAATCAGTTCATGAAGAACAGATATGATATTTATGAAATTATTATTGAAGCTGCAGACGAAATCGTTCCTAAGAAGGTTATCGATGCAGTAGGAATCTTTGCTGAGGTTCAGCAAGTTGGACAAGGCCAGAAGGCTCTGTTCAAAACTAGCCTTGGTAAAGCAAGAGCTAAGAAGTTCCTTACACAAGTAGGTCTTTCTGGTGTATATGAGAGCTTCAGACTCGACAATGGTACTTTCGAAGTTAGCGCTCACGCAGTAGGTGGAGCTTGCTCAATCGACTTCGAGAGAATGCTTGATGGTGCTGAAAACATGGCTGAGCTTGTTAATCTTCTGACAGAGGCTCAGACAGATGCAGTATATCAAGAGGTTCAGAGAGCACTGCGCGCGGCTGTTACACAGCGTGGTGTACCTGCTAATAACAGAGCTAATGTTATTAGTGGTAACGACTTTGATGGCAAGGAAATGATGAAGCTGATTTCAACAGTTAGAGCTTATGGTTCTGGCGCTGTTATCTTTGCTCCACCTGAATTCGTTGCTGAAATGGGTGCTGATGCTATCGTTCCAATTCCACAGAATGGAAACTATGGTGGTGTATATCATCCACAGGATATCGATGCTATCCATAATACTGGATATATTAACCTCTTCAGAGGTACTCCAATCGTTCAGATTCCACAGTCATTCGTTGATGAGAACAACGTAGAGACATGGATTGACCCACAACTTGCTTATGTACTGCCTACAGGTGGTGAGAGAGTTGTTAAGGTTGTATTCGAAGGTGGCACACAGATTTGGGACTTCGTAAATGCTGACCAGTCAATGGAGATTCATACTTATAGAAAGCTTGGTACTGCTATCCTTGCTTACCATAATTGGGGAATCTATAAGAATGAGAACATTCCTCAGACTTATAAGGAAATGTATCCAAACGTATAATTGATTAGATAGGGGAGGGGTTCATCCCCTCCCTGTATTTATTTTTGGAGTTAAAAGGAGTAAAAAAATGGATAAGAAGGTAAAGGTTGTAAGTTTAGTTTCACATAGAGTCATTTTAACTGTACCAGAACTTAGACTTAGACGAGTTTGGGAAAGAAAGGGTGCCGCTGCGTTAATTCCTTTTGAGCAGTTAGAAGAAGCTATGTATAATCCTGGAGTAGAGGCTTTATTTAGAAATGGAACTCTTGGAATTGATGATATGGAAGTTAAAATTGCTCTTGGTCTTGAACCAGAAGATGCAAAGACTCCAGTTAATATTATTATACTGAATGATGAACAGAGAAAGCGTTATCTTACAGTAATGCCGCTTCATGAGTTTAAGGAAAAATTAGCAGAACTTCCAAGAGAACAGATTACAGAACTTGCTGCATATGCTATAGAAAATAAAATTATGGACTATGATAAGTCTGAAGAAATTAAAAAATATATTGATGTAGATATTATGACAGCAATTAAGCTAAACCGGGATGCAGAAGTATAACACAGGAGAGGTAAAATGACTTCCGTTTATAAGGTTTATGAGGCTTTTTTGTCAAAAATGTTAGAGGATGAATGGTTGAACTGGACACAAGAAGAAGTAGAAGCGGATTGGCGCCAACTTCTTTTAGGTGCTTTGCCGAATTTTAAGTTTCCTCGTGTTAGTTTGGATTTTAATGAATCGGGAGACTTCGTTGACGATTTGAATAATGAAGAAATCCAAATACTTGCAACTTTAATGAAGTGTGAATGGCTTAATAGAGAGATTTTAACTTGGGAGAATATTAAACCGCTATATGTAGAGAGAGATTTTTCTCAAGCTAACTTAATTGATAAGCTACAAAAACTTCTTGATAGAGAGGAATATAAAGCGCAAAAACTTGAACGCGTATACTATCGTTCTAGAAACAGGCAGCCATTTGATTATAAAAAATTGGCAGGTGAATAGAATGGATTATGTTCCTGAAGTATTAGAAGCATATAATAATAAACTGAAAAGTAAGTTATATGGTTTACTTTGTGAATATGAGAGAGGGCGCGACTGGCAAGGTTTTCTTGATTCAATTTTAATTGAATTGGAGGGCTTTGATGTAGACGAGAGAACTATTGATTATTATAGTTTATATCATAAGTTATCGTCTTTGAAATTTTTAAATTATACATACTTCAGAAAAACAATTTTTGATTGTATGTCTCTGCTCTCCAGAGGGGAGGAAAGATAATGGGTTATTATGAAGATGTATATTTAAAGAGATTAAATAGATACGGGATTGACTTTCAATCACGTATGCAGCGCCAGCGTGAAGAAAACTTCAAACTGCAACTTAAAAAATCAGTTTATTATATAGATTTTGAATACGAGGGAGAGATGCATGAAGCGGAACTTCCTCCATATAAACAAAATGAGACCAAAGACTTACATTATCTTTTAACAGATGTACATTTAGATATGCCTAATGGAACAATTTTAATGTTACCAGATAAAGATGGAGAAAGGGTTCCATGGATGATATATTGGTTAGAAGATTATGTGGCGAGTGGATATAATCGTTATATAGTTTTAAGAATGACTCATTATCTTACTTGGAAAAATAGGGAAGGTAAAAAGTGTAATGCCTGGGCATATTTTTATGGACAAGAAGATAATATGTTAAAGGATGAATTAAAGTCAAGAAGTAGGAATAAGGCTTTATATACTGAGAACTTAAAATTAAGCTTTTTTATCACTCCGCGCAATGTAAATATTCGTAAAGATGATTACCTTGAGGTTGGGGAAGATGAATTAAAAGAAGCTTATGTAGTTACTGGTTATGATATACAGTCAACTCCTGGAGTTGAATTTGTATCTGTTGACCCTCAGTACATTAGAGATTTGAGTGAACCTCCTATTCAATCTGCTGAAGATTCTGATAGTGATTTCTTCTGGATTAATAAGGGAGGTGAAGCATGAGTATAAGAAATTGCGGAGATATTGGTATTAATACTCAGTATATAGTTAAAAGATTAATGGCAAATCAAGATTTGCTTAAACTTTTATATTATACTGATAAAGACCCATTAGCTGGGGATGATTTAACACAAGACCAAATTCAAGACGAAGTTTTTGAAAAACTCATTAAGGTTGTTCCTCGTATTGGTCCAAAAGAAACAGCACACTCAATTATAACTGTTACTATACAGCGTGGTACCGGTCTTGCTGCGAATGGAGAATTTAAGAACGTATTAGTAAAAATTGAAGTTTTTGTTCCAATGACACAGTGGATTATTAAGAACTCCAATTTGCGCCCGTTCGCTATAATGGGTGAAATACAAAATTCACTTAGGGGTAAGAAGATTGAAGGTTTAGGTAAAATGCAAGGCGGAGATTTTGATTTAGACTTTCTTTCTGAGGAAATGACTGCATATTTAATGACTTTTGTCATTACAAGTTATGATTGATGAACGAATTTTTCTTGGCTATCCTATAGATTTTAAGGATGTATGTCAGATTTATCCGCCTACTGTGAATGACGTTTGCGGAAATAAAGATTTTTTGATTTATCAATCGTTATTTACTATGACGCAAGAAGATTTAGAGGATGCGTACGCAGAAGGCGCCGGCGCCACTAACGTTCCAACACCATTTCAATATTTGTTAATGAATTATTATCAAGATGATTCAATGAAAGAGAAAATTCATGATGCTTTTGATAAGTTTATTCATGAGCCTGTGACGATAGTCCCAGAGATTGAAATGTTGTTGATTGGAAAAAGCGAAGATGAGTTAGACCCAGATGTGGATTTGGAAAATCCAAGATTGCTTACTGAAGAAAATTTTTTTGATTTTCAAAATGCAATTAGAACAGTTATGGGTGAAGATACAATTAAACCACCGGAGCCTGAAGACCCAGATTTAGACCCGCGCATTAAGCGATATAAAGAAAAAGTAAAACGTAGTGAACGCTTAATCGCTAAAAAGAAAAGAAAAAAAGGTGGTGGTCCAAATTTTGGAAC